AACCAGTTGCTGGTAAGCCTGTCACATCGTTTAACACAATTGATGTGCTTGTAGCTGTAATCGTCGTTGTAAGCGTCGCAGCAATAGGAGAGTTCTGGCCGTTGTATCGTTGAATCCAAACTTGAATTGGTCTGGCTTGTTGAATCTTGTTAGGGATCGTAGCGTACGTGGAAACACTAATACGTGTGATTGTTAAGTCGGCCTGTGTATTAGCTGCATTAGGCTGCGTACGGATAACGTGCTCAATCAGATCAACTGTATTGTCTGGTAGAGCGTACGTATTCTGACCCTGAACAAGAGTGATCTCACCCTGTTCTATAGTCCACATATTGATGCCGCGATTGGCCCAATCTGCAAACATAATGTTCAAACTACGACGAGCAGTACGCAGGTCATAGCCAGTACGCAGCTCACCACCGGCGCGTTCAAACGCCTCCTCGACTAATTCGTCGAGTTGGAGATTAAAACCTGATGCGCCAGAAGTGGTTGCCATTATCTAAATCCTGCCGTTTTCTTCGCAATTGTTTTGGGTTGTGCTACGAATTGTTTACCGGCGGCTTTTCCTGCACGCTTGGCTTTGGTCGTCGCAGCGTACTCACTAGCGCTGAGACTTTTGATTGCAGCTTTTGGAAGGTATCTTTCACCAGTGTCAGAAGATTTTTTACCACTTTTAGTTGTCCAATCTTGTTTGCCCCAGTCCTTGAGAGACTGTTGCGGTTTAGCCAACCCACCACCTGCCATCTTTTTCTTACCAGCACAATGTGCCTTCTCTGAGAAGCCTTTTGGGGCGTCGCAGTTAACGGCTTTCTTGCGCTTGTCAGACCACTTAGTCACGATACCCACCACCTGCGGCTTTGTATCGTTTAGCCATAACCTGCGCTTTACGTGCTGACCACTGACCTGCGCCAGTGCCAACAATTGCAGCAGCTTTGACGCTGTTAAAAATTCGCTTGCGTAAACCGGGCTTAGTGTAATTGCCAGCCTCGTTTACCTTAGACTTCACTGCACCGCCCTCTTTGTACTGGGTAAAGTCGGTGTTATCCCGCCGAGCTTTCTTCTTGCCCTTGGGCATCTTAGAGGGGGAAATGGCTCCCATGCCACGGCTGGCAATCATGATTACACCATCTTTCCGCGAGTTTTACCTTTGGTGGCGCAGCCATCAGCACGACTAGAGGCGGAACCACCTTTGGCATAACCTTTTTGTCCACGAACAGCGTCGCGTGGGTCTTTCTTTTTAGGCGCTTCTTCTGTGCTGGTTAAAGACTCAGAGTAAGCTTTTTCAGTGGCTGCGTTCATTTTGCGCTCGGCCATCTCTTCCCGCGCTGCTTTTTCTGCTGGACTCATGATTACTCCTTAGTACATTTTGCCGCGGGTCTTGCCTTTAGTGGCAATACCGTCAGCGCGTTTGGAAGCGGAAGAAGTCATGCCGCCAGAAGCATAGCCTTTGACTGCGCCGCCTTTTTTGAAACGGTCTTTTACAGCTCGGTAATCTGTTGGGTCGCGTGGGGCGGATGGCATTTTTCTACGGTCTTCCAGAGAATACTTGGTTACGTCAATTTTGCCACGGGGCGCGTTTTCTTCGTCACGAGGGCCAAAATGCGTTTGAACAGGAGGCTCGTTAGGTGTAAATCTCGGTGCTCGTGTTTCGCTGGTAACCCCCCTTCTATCGGGGCTATACTTAGTGTCAGGTCTGTAGGAGCCTTCACCTAAAGCGTTTCTAGCTGCTTGACTTTCACTTGCAGTAAGGTTTCTTGCAGCGCCAGATGATGGCTTAGCCGGATTTTTTGCAGCGGAAGGTTTCTTAGATGGGGAAACTGTCATAGACGTGCCCGCTTCGCCAAACTCTCTAGCGTTTGGGTTAGTCAACATACGTTCAGTACGTTTGTTAGCCGCTTCCTCTGCGTCCATGCCAGAGTCATCCCCTATAACTTTAGGCTCTTCACTAGCTTCTTTATCAGCGGCTCTGCGACGTTCCGCTGCATCGGAAGTTGACTTGTCGTCTTTTTTACCGCTTGCTTTGTCGCCCTTTTTGGACAACATATAGCCCAACGTGCCAAGGGCAGCAAGGGCTGTTAGGTTTTTACGTCGTGCCATTATGTTTCCTTAGCAGGCTTTGCCGCCCATGTTCATCTTAACCATCTTGCCCTTGGTTTTACCCTTAGACGCAACGCCATTTGGTGTTGAACCGGTTTTTACAGCGCCCATCTTAGATGACATGCCGCCTTTTTTTATGCCCGCATGAGCCTTAGACGCTGATGCAGAAGCATGAGCTTTTAGGGAAGAGGATATGCCGCCGTGTTTCATTGCGCCTTTGCCGTCACCAATAAAAGCTGGCTTGCCATCTTTCATAGGCATGCCGCCACCGGCCATTTTAGTCGCGCCTTTTTTCTTGGCCATCATTGCCATAAATCCGGGGTTCATTTTAGAAGCCATAGTGTTACCGCCTTCTTTCATAAGTGACATCTTGCCATGAAGTGTCTTGGGTTTATTAACTTTTTGAAGATCGGGGCGGGACGTATTGGTGTCCTTGCCAAACTTCATCCCTTTACTCGCGCCGCTAAACTCTTTAGCAACCGATACTGGTACACCCGCAGCTTTTGCAAACTTCGGGTTGTGTGCAGCAGCATCCATGAACTGCTTTTGTTTCTCACTCTTCGCTGGCATTTGCAGACTCCTTACGGTTAGTCAAGCCACGAACGGTGTCAGACTCCCAAATACGGAGCCCAAGATAGATAATCGTAAACAAAGAAGCTAAAGGCGGAAGCCACGTAACCATAACGCCAACAGTTGTTAAGACTGCTGCGCCATCCGCAACTGCTTTAGCTGTGTCATGCTGGGTCATACCATCCGCCCTCTTGTCTTGCCTTGTGTAGCGCAGCCATCAGCCGCAGTTACATAGCCACCATCCTTACAGTTCCACGCCCTCAAAGACTTATTTATCCTTGAATCCGGGTCGTTGGCCGTCTTTGCGCTGGTCAGCTTCTTTTTCATTCCACTCATCCTCGCACAGAAAGAGTCGCGCCGGGAGCCGCCTTCGGGCTGGGGCCGTTTCAAATTCATGCCTTGCGCTTTCGCAGAGGCTCGCCCCTTGGCGTTCAAGCCACCCTCGGGGTTTTTGCCTTCTTTCCTCTGCCATGCTGGACTCTTAGCCATAGAACACCGTGACTTTTGCGTTAGTGGGCAAAGTTACGTGGACACTTGTACTGAACAAAATTCCTTCGCCGGGAATGATGTTTGCAAATGGATTGTTTGTGTTGGCTGGGATATTAAACTGTAGAAGGATAGGGCCACCTGAGCCCCCATCACGAAATTCAATATCACCAGCAGTGCCGCCAGATAAACACTGATACCCGCGAACACGAGTTCGGTAAGCTACCATTGTCCCAGTAGCTTCCGCGTGTGCGGACTTTACGTCTGTTTGCATCATAATGATTGCTCCGTTTCCGGTTTTTGTGCGTCTAACATGCGGGCTTTTAACTCCGCATTTTCCTTTGCCATTGCTGCCACAAGTCCCATAGCATGATCTCTTTGACTTTCCAAAAGCCCAAGCATGGCTTGAACTTCTGGATCTTTATGAGTCAACATTAGGAAGCGCGAGTAACTAATTTCCAAACTGGGCTAGTAATCAACCCTGTTTGGAGGTAAAGGTTTCCAGCGGTGCTGTCAATATACATGGAGCCGGGACCAGCAAAGTTGTCACCCGTTGTACCGTCAACAGGAACGCCTGTGTTAACCATCACCACAACATCATCTTCCATGCGAATGTTGGCTTTGGTATAAGGAATAGTGCTAGGAGTGCCACCACCATCAGCAACGGGGTCTTGCATCTTCAGGTCAATACCATACTCAAAACCAGAACCGGCTGTGGTTTGAGCCATTGCAACACCAAAAGCTGCACGGGCAGTTGTCACGCCAGAATCACCGGCCATAAAAGCCATCACAGCGGCATCGCCAGACAAAGTGTTAGTATTGATAATACCCATTACACCAGCCATCAAGCCGTTGTTAGAGTAAGTGCCAATTACCGCAAAGTTGCCAACAACACCAGCCATGTGGTTAAAGTTGGTTGAGGGGACTGTTGCAAAAGGAGCGCCAGATTGGGTACGGCCAAACATGCCGTAAGCCTCACCGGGCGTTGCAAACGCGCTAGAACCAAACCCTACAGTAGGTTCAACACGGGCATAAAAACCATAAGCACCGGTGCCTTGGTTAACTTCAATAACCTCGCCAGTATTAATAGTTGTGGGGGTAAGTGGCTGTTGTGGGGCTGCGGTACCGCCCTGATAGCCAGCCCTG